GCCCGAGCCCGATTCTACTATTACGCCGTTCAAGCGGGCATCCCGTCTTTGACTCAGGTGGTGATTATTGCCCAGCCACTTCTGAAGTCTAGAAGGTCGTTGCCTGATGTCGCCGCCTGCTATCCGACAGTTAAAGCAGCCATTGACGGGATTGTGGATGCCAAAGTGATTGCCGATGACACAGACAAGTATCTAAAAGCCTTACTCTTCTTGCCTGCTGAAATAGGAAAGGTAGAAGGTTTAAGACTCACTATTCTACCTGCTCAGAACGACCCAAGAATATATTTAGAAATATCCGTGATATAGGCTTGACATTTATGAATACAGGCGCTATGATTACAATGTGACTCGCAGACAGACCAATCCGAGTCACCCCGAGACAAAGGAAGTATGACAATGAGAAACGAGCCTGCCGATGAGGAACACGCAGCAAGCCACCTGGAGTTCTGCCCAATATGTCAAGGCGAAATGACTGATGAAGATGCCCCGTTCTGCTCACCGAAATGCGCCGCCGATTATGTCGTGGTTGCCGCTCAGGAACACGAAAAGGAATACGGTGGAGTGTGGGAGAGGAATACGGTGGAGTGTGATTATGACTGACGAGGAACTGACTCAACTGGTACGGGATTACTCAGTCCACCTGATGAACGAGGGTTCGGGTGACGGCACAATCTACGCCTGTTATTCGGATGCCGAAATCATAACTCAGTTTGGCGGCAAGACTAAGGCGCAAGTCCTCAGAAAAGTCGCTAAACTAGACAAGGCAACCGCTAACCGATTTAATGAAGTCCGTATGTTTTCGGGCGAATATGAGATGGTAAACGGGGTCTCGGTTTCTAAGTATGAGTTGGAAGCCCGAGCCGAGATTGCCCGACTCAAAGCCGAAGCCGAGGCCGATGCTGAAGAGGAAGCCAAACACCAAGCCAGGCTGCTCGCAGACCCCGAATATGCCGCATACGAAGCGAGTTGGGCAAGTACCAACGCTGCTGAACTTGAGGCAGAGCGCCGAAGCGGGTTCCGCCCTGGAGAGTGGTAAGAATGAAAACGCTAAAGCCTATTCCTGACGGTCTGCCATTTCTACTGTGGTTAGAAACGCAGCGTGAAGAGACCGTTATGGACAATGCCGTTCCCCTAGATATTCCAGGGGTTCACAAGGCATATTCTAAAGGCGGTCTAGAAACCGCAACTCTTTTATGCGAAGCGGTAATCAGGCAGATTGTCGCCTTTGACTCCGACGACTCAGATGCCCCAAAAACTTGGGCGCTGCTACTACAAAGGCTTTGGGAGATTGGACTACAAAATCCCAATACTAAAAAACAAGCAAAAGGCATTATCGCCTCAAGAGAAGGATACCTAAATGGAGAAATGTGATAAGTGCGAAGAGGAACTAGACGAAGCCGAAATATGGCTTTGTACGGGGACAGGCAACGACCCCATATGTTCGGACTGTAGAGCAGACGAACAACTAGCGTCTTACCTGGATGAAATACGAACTATGCGATGGGAAATAGAAGCCTTATCGGTGGCATTACGGGAAGCCATTGCGGGCAATGTGGAGATGAGCAACCTGCTGCCAAACTGGAGTGCGGTTGTGTCCAAGACTACGGCAGACATCATCGTGGCCGCTATGCTGAACGCCCAACAGGTATGAAGCCAGCAACCATTATAAGTGCCAAGTTCAGAATAAACCGAGAAGGGGTCAAAGGCTACCCGCAAGCATTAGATAGCCTGATTATCGCTGGACTAATGCCGCTGCTGAACGAGAACGGCGATTGTGTCAATGTGGAGTCTCAGAGCGGGCTTGAAGAGTATTTAGATGAGATTGAACCAGCATTGCGGGCGCTGACTCCACTCATCTCCGATAACTCCGTTATACTTTGGCAAGAAGGTCACAAACGGTGGAAAACACTCGTTCGTGGAGATACACTATTAACAATCTACCCAACAGGGCGATTATAACTATGAGAGGGAACAAATGATTTTTGACATCGTGAAAACTAATGAAGAGGGCGGCGCTTGGCTAGTCAAAGCCTCAACTACCGTTTGGGCTGATGACAGTCACGCAGCAGAAAAGGTTGAAACTGGAGTGTGGTCGTTTAGAACACTTACGGCAGCACGGCGGTTCATTACAAGTGTGGTGAAAACAGACAAGCGTGTTCGGATGACCAAAACCGATAACTCTAATACCAGTTATGTTTATCGGGGCTGAGAGCGAAGCCGCCTATTCCGTTTGTAGGTGAACCGTTGGCGCTCAGTCATCCCGCCCCAAACCCCCCAATGCTGATGATTGTCAATCGCATACTTAAGACAGTCATCTCTGACAGGGCAGCGTGAACAAGTTTCTAACGCCTCAGATGGCCGAACCCCTGAAGGTGGATAAAACAAGTTTATATCCATCCCAGCGCACAATGATTCAAGTATCCATTTGCCAGGCGGCGGCGGGGGAACAGGCAAATCATCATCGGCTTTACTCACACGGCTACGCTACATTAAATAATAGGCTTATGATGGTTAGCACCTCTGACACAATCTAGAGGCGTTCTTAGAGTCAAGGAGAGGGCAATGGTTGAAGATGTAGAGGTGAATAGATTATCTAGACATCCCTTAAACCCTAGAGAGGGCGATATTGGTGCTATCGCCACCAGTATTCAACAGAACGGATGGTTCGGAACTGTCGTTGCTCAACGCTCTACAGGTCAGGTCATCGCAGGTAACCATCGTTTAGAAGCAGCGAAGATACTGGGGTTTAAGAGTGTTCCTGTCTATTGGGTGGACTGCGACGATGAGCAGGCGCTCAGAATGTTGTTGGCAGATAACCGCACTTCGGATTTAGCCAGTTATGACATTGAGCAACTGTCGGAAATCCTTGTAGGGCTTATTGAGACTGACGGACTGTTGGGAACGGGTTATGACGGCGATGACTTAGACAGTCTGCTGAAAGAGGCTAAAAGATTACCGCCCGACTTCCCCGACTTATTTACTCCCTTCACACATCATTGCCCTCGTTGCTACTACTCTTGGGAAACATAAGATGACTAAGCCGAAAAAAGGATTAACAAAAGAATGTTCAAAGATTATCGCCGTCAGAGTGGCACAAGTTGATTACGACATTATCCAGTCTGTGGCGACGAATAGAGAAGTTTGCGCTTCCGATATTGTTCGGTGGGCAATCGCCGTTTGGCAGGACTCCGAGTGGGAAGCCATACAACGAGCCGTTAGTCGCCAGGTCATATAACGACTTCTATTCGCAACCTGTCTATGAGTATGAGAACCAGGTTGTTCAGAGGGTATTGAAGCCATTATTGGAATCGGCAGCGGTTCTTGACCTCGGGGCGGGGACAGGCCTGGTTTTACAACTGACCAATCCTGCCTTCTACTATGCCGCAGACTCTTCCGCTGAAATGCTACAAGCGATACTGGACAACCATTACGACAGTATGAGTCGGACTCAAAAAGAAAACATATTTACTATTAAAGCCGACTTACAAGACCCGTTTGACCTTCGTTATCTCCAAGAGCAATGCCAGTACCTCGGGGACATAGATGCTATAACGGCATTGTGGGCTGCTCATCATTTCCACGGGCAAGAAACTTACAACGCTATGTTTCAGATTGTTTCTCCCTCGGGAATGGTATTCTTTCACGGCAATATGCCTAGACGGAAGTATCGTCGTTGCCCCCCTTGGCTGAAACACGATTACGATAAAACCTTCAACCCGAGAACGATGAAGGCTAAGATGAAAGCGGCTGGTTTTACCGATATAACGGTTGTCGGGTTTAACGCTGTACCTGACTGGCTTATCCGCTTTATCCCCAGTAAGTGGGCTGCTGAAATCATTTGGCTTACACGGCTCATCCCAGCAAGATATCATTACAACGCCGCTGTTATCGGAAGGAAACCATCGTGAGTGATTCAAGACGCAAAGACACAGGATTAGATGTCTTTAACGAGGCAATAGAGAGACTGGTTGCCGTATATGAGCAGGGGCATAGAATCATCGTTTCCTTTTCCGCTGGCAAAGACTCGGGGGTATGCTTAGAACTGGCAATCATCGCAGCAACGATTACAAACAGACTCCCCGTTGAAGTGGTTATGCGTGATGAAGAGATTATGTTCCCAGGCTCTTACGAATACGCTGAACGGTGTGCCGCCAGGCCTGAAGTGGACTTCCATTGGATGGTGGCAAACCAACCAGTTATTAACTGCTTTAATCGCAGACAACCGTACTTTTGGACTTTTGACCCCGACCTAGACCCTTCCGAGTGGGTTCGCCAACCGCCTGATATTGCCTATACCATCCCCGAGAAAAACATTGACTCTATGGTGAACCCTGACCGCTTCCCGCCAGCAGAAGGCAAAGAGTTAATGACCATCATTGGGCTTCGCATCTCTGAGTCATTTAGCCGCAGGCGAGGCTTGTTCTCTTCAGGCGGCTACATTACAAAACCGCAAAAGTATGGGGTTCGCAGAGTCCGACCAATCTACGATTGGGAAGATGGGGATGTTTGGAAAGCCATTGTGGATAACCAATGGGATTACAACCACGCCTATGATGTCCTATACCGTCACGGTGTTAAGCCCGCCCAACTACGAATCGGGCCGCCTACGATGAACATATATGGGGCTTCTAACCTAGCAATCGCCAGGGTTGCCTGGCCGCAATGGTTTGACAAGGTAGAGAAGAGATGTCCAGGGGTACGAACCGTTGCCCAGTTCGGGAAGAGGGCGGTCACTCCGAGGCGGATGCTTGGTGAATCGTGGGAAACGACCTTTTGGCGTGAGTGTGTAGATGAAGCACCTGACTGGATTGCCGAACGGTCACGCAAAGTGATTACCAGCGTCCTTGCTCAGCACTCTCGGCACGCTTCCACAGAGTTCCCCCAGGCAAACAAATGCTACCAATGCCACGCCGTTCTCGGGTCTTGGAAAAAGGTTTGCGATGTTATGTATTTAGGAGACCCGTTCTCTGCTGTAACTGGCGGAAGCCTACCTTATGTTGAGCCTGAGTTCTTTAAGGCAGGGGCAGGCACTTGGGGAGGCGCACCGACTTGGTGAAAATACACAACATAGCCGAAGACGGTTCGTGGCGCTACTCAGGGAAACACAAAGACATCCCTGTTCAACCTGGCGACATTTGGCGGGTAGGCGAACATATATTCGTTTGCGGCGACATAGAAGGAGACCAAGCGAGCAGTCCCCTGAGTACGCTGTTGAAATCTCATCCGCCAACCCTTATCTACGCAGACCCGCCTTGGGGTTCGGGTTTGGCAAGGTCATATCGGACTAAGGCAGGCTCAGATAACGGTTCAGGCAGAGCGGTGGACTTCCCTAACCTTATAAGGTCATTACTGTTGCCCGCTAAGACCTACAAAACTGTCGCCTATGTGGAGAATGGCGTTCGTGAAGAGCGAGTGCTGAAAGAGACTCTCATTGAGATGGGCGCTACGATAACGGGACATTGGAATACGACTTATTATAAGACGAAGCCAGCAATCCTTTACGCTGCTGATTTCCGACCTGTGCCTCAGACAGACCACCCCGACTTCACAGGCGTTGATGACGAATACACTCCTTTAATGGCGTTAAGACATCATCCTGTCGGAACAGTCTTAGACCCTTGTGCTGGAAGAGGTCTAACCGCTAGAACCGCACAAACTTTAGGGTGGAAATCTATTAATCACGAGTTATCCCCATACCGTATGGCGGAAGCACTTGATAGTATATTTAGGATGACCGACCAACCCATAGAGAGAGTTTTATATGAGCGAGACCCCATTAAATGACCTGTTTGACCGCTTGACCGCAGCGAGGTTTCGGAAGAGCAAATCTTACGACCCGCCACACGAATACATAATGACCAGTTACGATGATTCGTACACGGCGCTATGGCACGAAATCCGTGTTGCCCTAGTCAATCACGGCATTGTCAGACCGTTCTACAAATCTAGAGCGGTTTGGAAATACCTGGATAGCCCCGACGGGTACACCTATTGGATTATGCCGCAATGGCTAGTCCCCGACTGGGAAAACAACTTTGACCCGTTTGACAACTACATCATTAACAGGCAGCGTACTGATGTCGCCAAGAACGGTTCCTGGACTAAGAAAAGTTAGAGATGCCCCTTCGCTGGATTGTGCGAGCAGTCCCCGAGCGAAAACCTGTCATTGAATATCTCCAATATCATATTCCTCAGTTAGAGGTCGTTTGGGACAAGCATCGTGACGGGATGGAAACATTCCTCAGAGCAATGGACACGGCAGGCGATGACCCAGCAGTCCATTTAGAGGATGACTGTATTCTGACCAAGCGTTTCACACAGTTGATGCTGAACGAGATACACAAAAAGCCAAACGACATTATTCAAGCGTTCTCCAGGTCTAAATATGACATAACGGATGGTTCAAGGTATAGAGGCGGCGGTCATTTCTCTTGTACGGTCTGCTTCTACACTCCTCGGGGCTTGTCTGCTGAAATAGCGTCGTTCTATGACTCCCCCGACTGGGCCGAGACTAGAAACATTCATCCCACAGGATGGGATTATATGATGGCAGCCCTGTTCGCCAAAAAGCGGTTAAACTACTGGATAAGAGTCCCAAGCCTCGTTGACCACATTATACAGCCATCTCAGATTGGTGGGCGTTCAGCAAGGCGACTCTCAACAACATTTAAGAGCCCCGACTACAGGAACTACCCCCATACCCCACAAGAGCAGTTAAGTGATAGTAGATTACCATTACACGGCGTAAAACCAACAAGGAGAAAAAGTGAGCAATAAGGGCAAAGCAATCATTGACAAAAAGAACAAAGCGTTAGAGCGGCTAGAAATAGTTTATGCCTCCCTGACTGACATCGCCCCAAACAGTTACAACCCAAACCGCCAGTCCGATGCTGACTTTGAGTTGCTACTCCGTTCCATCAGAGAAGACGGCTTCACGCAACCTATCGTGGCGGTTCGCACCGAAGACCCTGAACTCGCCAAAAAGCATCCTTACACCATCGTTGACGGCGAACACCGTTGGCGAGCAGCCTCACAGTTAGGGATGAAAGAAGTCCCCTTGGCTCTTGTCCCAATGACTCTCGCCCAGGCACGAATCGCCACCCTTCGCCACAACAGGGCAAGAGGGTCAGAAGACATTGAACTCGCCACCGAAGTCCTCAGAGACTTAGAACGCCTTGGCGCACTTGACTGGGCTCAAGACTCCCTTCAACTCTCAGACGACGAACTCAACCGCCTACTGGAAGACATCCCCGCCCCCGAAGCCCTCGCAGCAGCAGTATTCACAGACGCTTGGGAACCACAGAAAGCCACCTTCCAATCAGACGGCGTTATCGCAGCAGTTACAGGCGGCACTCAACAAGACGCACTTACCCCAGGGGCAATAGAGGCCTCAAGAGAGCAAGAACGCCGAATCGTAGCAGCACGAAGCGACGAAGAGAAAGAGCAGATTTCCAAAGAGCGCCTCATATACAGACTGAACCTCACCTTCACAAACGACGAAGCCAAAATCGTTAAAGAAGCATTAGGCAGCCAACCAGCAGTCAAACTCCTAGAACTATGCGACAACGCCTTAAAGTAGGCTATGTTTACAACACCTAGAAGGGTACGACATTGGCAACGCCGAAACAAGTAGATATTGCGAACCGTAGGGCTCAGGCTTTAGAGTTGCGGGCGATGGGGCTCACTTATGAGCAGATTGCCGAGCGCCTGAAGTACAGTTCTCGCCAGTCTGCTCACAGGGACATCCACACGGCTTTGGATAATCTTGTTTCTGCCCCTGCTAAGGAGTTGCTCGCTGAAGAGTTGTCAAGGCTAGAGCGCCTGCTTCAAGGCGTTTGGGCGGATGCCCGAAAGGGTGACCCTCACAAGGTCAATACGGTTCTGAGGATTTTGGATATGCGGGCAAGATACCTTGGGCTCTATTCCCCTGAGCGTATCCAGGCAGAGGTTCGCATTGATGACCCTATTCGGGTGGCACAGAGCATTATAGAGATTGCCGAAAGTCTCCGTTCTAAGAAGAACTGATGGCAGCCCTGACAAGAGCGGATGCCGAGAAGCGCCTCGCTGAACTGCCTGTTGAGATACAGGGGCGTGTCAGATGGCGGCTTCAGGCGAGACCTGAGCAACTCGCACCCGAAGGGGACTGGTTCCTTTGGCTGCTTGTCGCAGGGCGTGGCTTCGGCAAAACTAGAACGGCAGCCGAGTGGCTTGCTGAGCAGATGGTTACAAGACCGATGACCCGTTGGGCAATCATCTCCCCTACTTACGGCGACGGAAGAGATGTCTGCCTTGAAGGGGAGTCAGGTCTCTTAGCAGTCTTAGACCAAGGCGTAAGGTCATACAACCGTACTTCAACCGAGGTCGTTATGAACAACGGTTCAAGAGCCCGTGTTTACCCCGCCATTACCCCTGACCGTCTCAGAGGGCCGCAGTTTCACGGCGCTTGGCTTGACGAACCCGCATCGTTCAGATATGGGATGACCGTTTGGGAAACCCTACAACCAGCGTTGCGCCTGGGAACCGCCCCAAAGATTATTATTACGGGAACCCCAGCACCCGTTCCGCTGATGAAATATCTTGTATCACAGGTTGACGGGCAGAGTGTCCACCTGACAAGAGGCAGGACTTACGACAACGCCGCAAACCTTCCCGCCTTGCTGCTTGACCAGTTGCGAAGGCGATATGAGGGGACTCGCATCGGCAGACAAGAGTTAGATGGTGAACTGCTTGACGATGTTGAAGGCGCACTTTGGAACTATGACCTGGCGACCCGCAACCGTTCAGACATCCCCGACGAAATGGACAGGATAGTTGTAGCCATTGACCCTGCTTCAACCGCTAAAGAGTCATCCAACGAGACAGGCATCATCGTGGCAGGCAGGAAAGGCGACAAGGCTTATGTCCTAGAAGACTGTTCGCTGAAGGCATCCCCTCTTGACTGGGCAGGCAAAGCGGTTGCCGCCTACCACCGTTGGGAAGCAGATGCCATCGTCGTTGAGACCAACCAGGGTGGAGATATGATTAAAACCACAATCCACACGGTTGACTCCAGGATTAGAGTTCGTGAGGTACACGCCACCCGAGGCAAAACCCTAAGAGCGGAACCTGTTGTCGCTTTGTATGAGCAGAACCGTATCTGTCACGCAGGCATATTCAAAGAACTAGAAGACCAAATGTGTTCCTGGGTTCCTGAGCGTGACTCCCCCGACAGGCTTGACGCTCTCGTTTGGGCTTTAACAGACCTGATGTTAGACGGCCCTCGCAGAGCAATGGCGGTTGTCCCCGCTTCAATAGAGAAGGTATCCCATTGGAATATATAATCCATCACGCTTCCCCTGGAGACCGTTTGCTTACTCAGAATAGCGAGATGAGAAAGAATGGGATTTACAACTGGACAATCCCCGCCTTTAAAGTGACCCTCTCTGATGGCAGCAAGTTTAACGCCTGTCCCAACGCAGGCGCTTGCGCCCGAGTCTGCTACGCCCGTTTCGGCACTTACCGCTTTGGCAATGTGATGAAACGCCATTTACACAACCTGGAGTACCTGTTACAACATCCCGACGATTGGGAAGAGCAGATGAGCCGAGAAATAGGACAACGACGCTTCGCCCCTTCGGGTATTCCCCACCACCTGCCGTATGACCCTTCCGACTCGTTCGTAGCAACCTGGATGCTCACAGGGGGCAAGGCGGTCAGAATACACGATGCTGGTGACTTCTTTGAAGTGGGTTATCTGTTTCGGTGGGTTCATATCGCTGAGCAACATCCTCAAGTCCTCTTCTACGCTTACACTAAAGAGAACTCAATGATAATGCCGCTGCTGAGTGCGATGCCACCAAACTTCAAAATCATATTCTCTTACGGCGGGCAGGAAGACGGGCTCATTGTCAGAGACATCCACAGGCACGCCGATGTCTTCGCATCCGCTGAAGCGTTAGAGGCAGCAGGGTACTTTGACCAAGAGGACAATGACATCCTTGCGGCGATAGCACCTACAACACGGATTGGGATAGTTCAGAACAACCTTCCAGTAGCAAAGAAACGGTTTAACGGCAGGCCGATGTCCGAACTCATTAACCGTGTTACTGAGGCTTAACGCTCTTATATGCCCGCCACCTACACCCATCTCGCTTCACGGAGACGCTCTTAGAGCATCCTGGAACGGGCTGATGACAACCTAGAAGCCCTATTCGGGCTTTACGGGGAGGTCTAACAGGACTGGCTTTGTCCCCGTTAGATACCAGTAAGCAGACTCGGCTTCCAGTCTGTCTCTTTTAGAACGACCATTGTGCCGTTCATACAGGGCATCCTTAACCATCAGTTCTCTTGCCGCTGGAGTCAGGTCTAGAAAGAGCCGTTCGCACTCTCGCCTGGTAACCCTGATGAGCGCTTCCCTATTAGACCGATGGCTGAAGTTCTGAATATCGCCGTTCCGCCTTCTATCTATCTGCGAATAAAACTTGGCGAGATGCCTGAGTGAAAACCATTGACTTACTACTGCGGGTCGCCTTGGAGTGCCGAGCCAATCAGTCATTGCTATCTCCCTTCTCCCCGTTCGGGATGACGCTGCCGAAGCAGCGCCACCCCTTGAGGCTATCGGTAACCCTCTTGCTCAGAGTGTGTACCCTATTTGCTTGAGGACTTGAGCGTGCGTTAGGCAGCGCCCCTCAACACTCCACAGTCTTTCGCCTATGCTGTATTGGTCAGGCTGCTTCTCTCGTGCCGTCACTACATTACTGAAGGCTGGCCAGGATAGAATCCCAGCGTAGTTTTCCGCCTTGTGGCAGTTCACCCCCACGACTTCCCAGGATTGGTCGCCGCAGACATACGGCGGGTCAAGCCTATAAAGCCATCCATCTGCTTTCCTCATCTTCCTTATCTTGGTTGCTTTGCCCATCTTGGTCTCCTTCGTTTGGTCGGTTGTCTTACTGATTTGAGGTCTCATCTTCTCACCCCCTTCCTGAGTGGTCTCTCGTGTCATACCCCAATGATAGCATAATATATGAGCCCTGTCAAGTCATATATTTCTGATAGCCCCCGAAACGGGTCATATTAAAGTATTTATGGGCGTGAAGTCCCAGGTCAGAAATATATTTATAAATATATCTAAAGAAATCTGCGATATGGGCTTGACATTTAGAAATCTATAAGGTATGATTACAATATGACATCACATACACTCACAGAGAAGACCGAAACCGTAGCCCAAGTCCGAAGCCGCCAAAGCATTTGGGTGGGCTGGATGATGGAAGCAACCCGAGGTCTAAAAGACAACGACCTCGTAGTAACCGTCACCCTAACATACCCATTTGGGCGCTACCTACAATCCATCACCCCAATAGCAAAAGGAGAATGACAATGACACACGCCGAAATGATTGAGAGACTGGAGTGGCGAATCTCTAGCCTGGAAACCTCGGCTAGGCGATACAACCAAACGCTAGTCCACCTTGCCGAGGATTATCCGCTCAAGACCCCCGAGGCAATCCAACGGTGGAACGATGCCACAGAGAACAGGCGCTACTGCCAAGCAGAGGCTGCCCGAGAGAAAGACCTACTCGCAAGAATCAGAGCAAAGAAGGAGAAAACCAAATGACAACCGAGCCTAAGTACCCCGAACTCGTGGTTCCACTCGTAGGTCACGATGGCAACGCATTCGCCATCCTCGGCAGAGCCCAACGGGTAATGCGGAACGCTGACCTGGATAACGAGTTTCATCACTTCCACAGCGAGGCGACAAGCGGCGATTATAACCACCTACTGCGAACCGTGATGACCTGGTTCTCCACCGATGACGACGCTGATTACGACGAAGACGACGAAGACAACTGGGACAATGACCGTGACTAAGTGGGGGCCGTCAGGGTGGGGAAAACCAATACCGTACTGGATTGTAGAAAGAGGCGAAGGGTGGCTGAAGTGCTTTACCTGGGATGAGGCAAAAGAGAAAGCAGACATTGAGGTAGCCGCAAACCGAGAAGTCACGATTACCTACCACCGAATGATTGGAAGCCTATGGTTCTCCACCTCATCCGTTTATCCGAGACCTACCAACAACCAAAACACAGAAGGAGACAAAAGCAATGTGCGAATGCCATAAAGTAAACCACTACTCAGTCGGGGATTTCATCCACGAACTGCTGGTAACGGACACCATCGTTTGGGAAGTGATAGCCCGAACCCCAAAGACGATAACGATTAGAAACACTCAGAGAACGGGCAATCAGAAAAACCACAGTAACGGCAGTCCGTACCCAATCGTCTATTGCGAGGTGGGCAGCCTGAAGGATAACCTGGCGACAACTCACACTCTGAGGCTACGAAATGACGGCTCGTTCAGAGTCCACCGAAGTTCAAGAGACCTGTTGCCAGCGCCCACAATGGACTTTGGAAGCGGCATCCCTACGCCATACGACAGAACCGACTACTCGTTCTAGTCCACCTCGGCTTGTAGAGCCCAACACAGGGCAACCTAGAGCCCAATCCGAGCAACCTGTTCTCCCACTACCACACTCAAACGGCAACAGGTTTGAGCAACAAACATAATCACAGTTAATCCGCTATTGTATGTTTGTGCCTGACTCCCCAGCAAACCCACTAAACAAAGCGAAACCTACTTCAACCGACTTTATGGAAGTAGGTTCCTCGGGTCTCCACCAAAGCAACGGACAAGTCAGGGAAGAGTTCTTACGAAACCTACAAGGTCGCCAGGCATTTGCGAACTACAGGGAGATGGCAGACAACGACCCTGTGGTGGGCGCAATGCTTCAAAGCATAGAGATGCTGATAAGAGGCGTTTCGTGGAGTGTTGAGCCCGCCGATACTGAGAACGAGGCAGCAGTCCAGGAAGCCGTCTTTATAGGTGAATGTATTACCGATATGAGTGACAGTTGGGTTGACACTCTCGCTTCAATAATGTCGTTCCTCGTTTACGGCTTCTCGTTCCACGAAATAGTTTACAAACGGCGACAAGGCTACACTACGGATGGCAGGACACGCTCAAAATATAAAGACGGAAAGATTGGGTGGAGAAAACTCCCAGTCCGTTCACAGGACACAATCAACAAATGGGACTTCGGTGACGAAGGCTCTATCAACGGCGCTTACCAACTAGACCCCAACGGCAACGGTCACGGACTCACATACATCCCTATTGAGAAAGCGCTTCTGTTCAGAACTACCAGCAAGTTGAACAACCCGCAAGGGCGTTCAATCCTCAGAAACGCCTATGTCTCTTGGTATTACAAGCGCCGCATCCAGGAAATAGAAGCAATCGGTATTGAACGAGACCTCGCTGGACTCCCCGTTGCTCTAGTGCCACCCCAACTGTTATCGGATAACGCTACGGCAAACGAGAAAGCGGCGCTCACGGCGATAAAGCAGATTGTTAGAAACATTAAGCGTGATGAGCAAGAGGGAGTCGTATTCCCCCTCGCCTATGACCCCGACACAAACCAACCTGCTTACGAGTTGAAACTACTGTCATCGGGCGGAAGCCGCCAGTTTGACACAGACTCAATCATCGCCCGATATGACCAACGGATTGCGATGACCGTTCTAGCAGACTTCCTGCTTCTCGGCCACGAAAAGATAGGTTCGGCAGCCCTGTCCGTGTCAAAGATAGAACTGTTCACAAAGTCTCTTGACGCTTACTTGGCAGAAATAGCCGAAGTGTTTAACCAACACGCCATCCCTAGACTGTTGCGGCTGAACGGCATATCGGAAGAGTTATCGCCATCTCTAAAGTTCTCCACCCCGAAGCCAGTAGATTTGGCGATGCTTGGCGGCTTCATCGGAACGCTTGCGACTGCTGGCGCACCACTATTCCCCGACACAGAGTTAGAAAACCATTTAAGAGGATTGGCAGGGTTGCCTTCAAGCAAGTCAGAAAAGATTTAGTGTGCGTTCCCCAATCGGCATTATCCAACGCACAGGGTGGACACGCCTACCCCTGAGCAAGTCTAGCGTTCGCCCTGGGGGACAACAGGCATACAAACCTATTGGCAGCAGCCTCTCCTCTTCCGAGAAACGGTTATCTGACCTGATTCAAGAGGCATACAACAGTATTCCAACCGCAGTCTATTCCGCTGATCTTACTGAGTCTGCCATTGCGGCACAAAACAAACTGGCGTTATCCACCCTGACCTCATACAGCGAACGGTTCCAAGAGGTACTCCAAGCCCAATATGAGGCTTCCGCAGAGTTAGGAGTTAAAGAACTAAGAGCCATCCTGAGCCGCAGTTGGGCAAAGTTAAGTAAAGCGAGCGATGCCTTACCTTCTAAAGCGATTCAGTCCTGGGGCTTCAACGGCAAAGGAGTAGCGGCTGCTGACTGGGCAAAAACCGAAGCAGGCAAACTGATTACCAATATGACGGTCACCCAACAGGAAACATTCCGCCAGGTCATAAACACTTCGCAGACACTCGGGAGAACCCCCGCAACCTCAGCAAGAGTGCTTGTAGAAACACTCAACTCTGTCGCCCCTTCAACCCCAACAGCCATAAGCCTTTCAACGCTACTGGGCGTAAATGCCAACGGGTTGACAGTCCGATATGAGCAGGCGGTTGTCAACAGAGCAACCAGCGTTGCCCAGTCGTTGGCTGATAAAGGCATAACTGGACAGAAGGCAGTAGATAAGGTCAGAGCAGACACACAAAAGTACGCTGACCAGTTGCGGCGCTCTCGGAGTGTAACCATCGCCAGGACTGAAACGATGATGGCAAACAACGAAGGGAGACTCGCCACCTTCCAACAGGCAGTCAACGACGGGATGCTTTCAAAAGAACACTCACGGAAGATTTGGTCAACCAGCCCGATGGATGTCTGCCCTATCTGTGTTCCGCTGAACGGTCAGATGGTCAAGATAGACGAAGAGTTTTCTAATGGTCGCTTAACGCCGCCTGCTCATCCTCGCTGCCGCTGCTCATTTGACATTGAACCCAATGTGAAACTGTACGAACCGCCAACAGCCGTTGGGTCAGGTACGCCTTCCGACCCGTACCGTTTCCAACAGGCAGATAACCTGTTCACTCCCCAGGGCAGCGCCTTATCTCAACAGGGTTTCGGTGCTGATATGAGCGCCCCTACGGCCCCACCTGTGTTGCCCGAGGCGCTCACAGCGAATCCTAGAACGGGTACTTTTGATAAACCGATTGATTTCAGTCGGGAAACGGCTCAAACGAGTAACGGGCGACTGAGGATGAAAGAAGCATTTGAAGAGTTTAAGCCCACCGAAACGCATACAAGAGTTATCCAAGACTTAGATTCCCCTGCTGGCAGGGACATCCCGACCCTCATTAGCCGAACACAACTGGATGAGGTTGCCGAGGATAAAGCCCGCAAGATACTTGAAGAGGTTGACGACCTCATTGCCAACTCCGAATCGGTCATCCCTGACCAAGGCTTCCAGGCAGTTATAAGGGGGGCGTTTGACATCACAGATGAGGCAGCCCGAGACCTTATAACCTCAGACGGTGGAGACATCTTTTACAACCCTCAACATCTCAGAGTTAATACTTATGGCTTAGAAAGAAAAGGTATTGGTTGGCGTGTTGAAGCATCCTTTGTGGAAGGAACACGCTTTGTCCCAATAAATACTACTTCGGGCGAGATACTGATGCCCAGGGGAATGAGTTATGTTGTGACATCGGTGGATGAGGCGACACGAATCATTACCGTCAGTTATAACACCCCGCCGCCGTTCGTCTCACCAACGCCACTCCCTACGAATACGATGGTTCACAGGCTAAGAGACGGGCTCAAGGCTAATGGTTATGCGGCCTGGCAAGACCCCATAATACAAACACTCAGAGAGGGCGAAGTGATTGTATATGAGGGAATCATTCCTGGATTCGGCTCATTAAATACGATACAGGGTTCCATCATCACTCGCCAGCAAGGCGTTATCATCATTGAGGAAGTGTTTGAACAGTCAAGGCTTTCCGAGGTTGTAAGACAAGGTAAACTGCTTTCTCAAAACAAAGTGATTGACTTTAATGCGGATTGGGCTCAACAGGGAAATATCGGTCAGACCATTAGACAAACTGTGGAGACGCTTAAACAGGTTGCGTCTGTTATTCCCGAATCCAGTCCAACATTCACAAGGCAAATAGTATTAAGTCTAAAAGCAAACCCACAAGATGCTAACTGGGCTAAAAAATATAATATGCCTGGGTTTACCTCGGGGGCGACAGGTGGCAGATATGCCATATTCTCTTATGGTGGCAGACCAGTTGGAGTTGGAACTTTTGGTCACGAGTTTGGTCACGGGTTAGACCACTCAACCATCTTTGGGTCGTTTCGGGTTTCCGAGTCGCCCGCCTGGACTGAGGCAGCCAAATCCGATTCTAGGACCACATTTAAGATGGTTCCGCCCTGGGAATACGCAACGGGGAATAAGAGAGCAATCTTCGGCAGCCGTTTCATAAGTAAATATGCTTTCTCATCGCACTCCGATATAGAAGACTTCGCAGAGTCAGTAGCCTTATACCTTCAAGACCGCAACTCTGGTTATCTAGTTAGTCACCCCGACACAGGGGTGGTTAAAACCTTTGCCGACTTATTCCCCGAGAGGGCAAAGATACTAAGAGGCATCTTCGGGGTCTAGTGGAGTCCCTGCTGAACCATCCACACTTCCATAGGTTCTCAACAGTTGCCCGTCTTGTATAAACTCAATCTCAAAGGTTTTAGCCTCTTTAGATGAAGGCGCAACAACATTGCCATCTTTGTCAAAGAACTTCTGACGGTTTATGAAGGGTTTATCGGGCATACAAGCAGACTACCACCCGCAGGTGAAAAACCAACTGTTATAGTATTCTATAACAATGCCTACCGCCCCAAAGATTACTGTGCCTTCATATATTGCTGCTAATGCCACAAGAGGCCTGTCTCATTTGAAACACGCTGGCAACGGGTTGCGACCTAAGACTGTTCGTGAGGCGAGACTGATGGCAGCAGGGTCTATTAGTGCTGATAAGGCAATGAGGATGGCAGCCTGGTTCGCAAGGCACGAAAGCGACTTAAACATTAAGGAAGCCCGAGACTACCTTTCGGGTGCTTCGGAAAGCCCAACCGCTGGACAAGTCGCTTGGCTGCTTTGGGGTGGAGACCTGGGCGAGAACCGTTTGCGGGCAATGGAGTGGGCTGCCGCAACCCGAGACAGGCAAGACAAAGCAAACGACGATGTTGCCAAAGGACTATCCAGTTCGGTGACTGAGTTGCCGCAGAGAAGAGCCCATAACGGGTGGGGCTGACATACCTATTTTAGAATAGAGGCGCTCACAGAGCATCCTAGAACGACCTATATTGCCCTTATAGCAACATATCGGGGCTTTCGCCCGATAATGCCGAGACAGGTTAGACCGAATACCCTCTGAGGTTCGGGGCAGTCTCATCCACAAAGCGGAAACGCCTGACCACATTTCGCATCTTGCCATAACTCATTTCCAGGGTCTCCACTTGCCACAGGTGAAACTCCACTTCGGAGACTACAGGTTCCGCCTTGAGTACCGCTTCCCACTCTGCCGATAACGCCTTGACACACTTGAGCGCCATCCGTTCGCTGCCGTGTGAGTGGTGGCAACCACGAGTTGTCTCTCTTCCACCTAGAAACACGGCGGCGTGGTGAATATCGTGTTTGACGATATCGCTGTAACCCACCTTGACCGCTTTTACTGAGTAGTCTGTCAAGTCCATCTTATTCTCCTTCGCTCTCTGATGAGGCTTCCACCAGGGCATCTTGGCGGTCTGATTCTCGCTGCTCTTCGGCGGTCAGGCGGCGGGACAGGCTTCGCAGCATTGCCCGTCTTGCCCATATTTCCTGACGGCGGGCAGCGAGTTCGCAGTTGGCGGTGGCTTCCAGTAGCATCGCATCCACTTCGGCCCCCTTCTCGGGGTCAGAAATGCTTTGGCGGATGATTCGGAGTACCTCAACCCCTTCCCGCATTTGGGACAGTAGTTGAGCCTCTCTTTGTCTCTGTGCTGATGTCGTTACCACGAGGCACAATCTCCCTTATCCTGGGAGTGGTCTATTTGGCATCCTTGAGTTCCCGCTTCGCAGGGCTCAGATTCCTCTCTGTCTGCTGCTACGATTCGGATGATTTGGGTGGTCTGTGCTGATGTCATATAGTAATCATACGGCATATATTCATAAATGTCAAGCCTATATCAAAGATATTTATAAATATATTTCTGAGCAGGAACTATCGTTCCTTCGGATATGGATAAACCTTATTCCTCTGCTCAAAGAGACTCTTCAGTTGCCGAGTCTCCGAACGGTTGCCACCAAGGACAAGAGCATACTTATGTTTAAGACTGACAGGGATACGAACAGATGAAGCCTGCTTATCCTTACTCATAAGCCGCAACGCTGACTCCACCTCACTCGGCACAAACTCCCACAACATCTTTTGGTCGTTACTCCACTCACGCTTCCACACAATCCCCAACTCTTTAGCATATTGCTTATAAGCAGACCTCACTCTGAAAAAGCGGTCAGAAACGACCTTGCCCGTATAAGGATTTATGTACCTGGCAGCAGCCCCCGAGTTCTGCCCCAAATAGTAGAAGTTACAAGCCTGATAAATGGTTCCTAACTCTTTCGCCGTTGTGTCAGAGTAGGCGGTGAACAATCTGTATTCGCTATTACGGCTCATCCAATGGCAGCACCACATTAGAAACGATGAAGCGAGGTTCTTGGGACTCCAGGATATACAAGCGCCACGACTTATAAGCCTTTCCAGTTTCGGAGTCTCTTCACCTAGAAGTTTAGAAAAACTGTTAGGCATATTCATAAGGATTACTCCAGCGAGATGACCCTTGTAATACGCCCCAAACCAATGGGTTGTAAACTGAGATAAAGTCCCAAGCCATTCGTGCCTCTTTATAAACGCTGCCGCCTCACCCTTCCGACTCGGAGTTATAATGACCCGATACTCAAAGTCGCTTACTGTTAAGCGGGCTGTCTCCATAAGGGTGAGTCCGACATCAGAAAGGTCACGGGTAAGGTTTCTGAGCCTTATCTCATATTGCCAACAATGAGACCCTTCGTAAAGGGCGGTTTGAGCATACGGGTCTGCCGATAAAGACGGTTCCTCTACTTCAAACAGGGTTGGCTGTTTGCTGATGTCACTCACGGATGGTTAACGCCCCTGGTTATGGGCTGACATTGTGTGATGGCAGACAATCGCCTTATCTAAGGCATCGTTGAGGCTTCGGATTCGCTGCCGCTGCTCAGAGTACGGGCAAGCATAGGTAAACATTTCTATGATTTGACCATCGGTAAAATACTCTTCTATTGGGGAACCTGAGCCGATACCGATAAGGGGATGGCTACGAACCGCACTTATAAACTCTTCATCATCAAACATTACTACTCCATTTCTCTCTTGACCTTGCGAGCCATCTTTAACACTCTGAGCATCACAGGGTCGTCAAACTTATCGGGGAGACACAACCCGTTGGGCAGGGCGTTCTCCAGTCTGTCGGCAAAGTCTTCACGCTTCAGAGGCTCATCCACAAACCACGATTCCACAACCTCAGCGATGAGTTCCTCAATCTCTTGGGTGATGTCCTCAAAGGTCATTGTGCGATATTCGCTCACTTGGCTCTCCAACCTTTAAGGTCGTTGTAGGGGCCGTCTTGGTCATCGTTGCCGTAGTAGTCCTTTTCGGCTTGGTATTGGTCATCTGCTCTGTCTTCGGCATCGTGACCGCAACAGGGTCGGTCTTCGCATTGGCACATACTTATCTCCTTCGTGGTGGTGGTTGGTGTTTAGAGGTCGCCGTCTATGCGGAAGTCGTTGAGGCTAATCCCGAGAGCCCAAAACAGGCTTCGTGCCTCAGAGTAGGTGCTGAACCCTGTTGCCTCGGCATATTCGGTGGTGAGCGCATAATCTTTATCCGTGACCTGGAGGTAGAAACCCTCGTTGGTGCGGATGACATACGCCTTTTTGGTGGTGGTGGTCTGTGTCATATCTGAACTATACACTATGTATTCTCATCTGTCAACCCCATATTGGAGATTTCTTTAGATATATTTATGGGCTGCTCAGAGTCCAGGGCTTTAACGGTACGCCTCTTGCTAGGCCACCTCAGCCTTCCACGATTAA